GGGCGCCACACCTCTAAAAGACATACCACTACCAGGTGAAAAATTAACTTATGATGATTTAAATATTACTTTTATTGTTGATGAAAATTTAGAAAATTATATTGAGATACATAACTGGTTAGCATCTTTAGGGTTTCCAAAAAATAGAGAACAGTTTAAAACACATAGAAGTGCCACATCCAATTTACCAAAAGCAACTGTTGGCACAAGTGGTGATATAGGTGATGTAAAACCAATAACATCTGATTCACCTATGTTTAGTGATTCAGTCTTAACTGTATTATCTAACAAAAACAACCCTGTCGTAGAGTGTCGTTTTGAGGATTGTTTTCCTACAAGCTTAAGTAGTTTAGACTATTCACAAAATCAAACTGATGTTGAATACTTAACTGCAGAAGTAACATTTAAATACAAAATATACGAAATAAAAACACTATAAATAATTAAACAATATAATGATAAGGAGTGAACATGACCTTAGATGAGCTAAAAGTTCAAGTCGCAAATGACTTGAAAGTAAATGATGAAAGACTTGATACAGAATCTTTAAAAAATCAAGAACTATACACAAAATATCTAGACACCAAATCTAATTTTGAATTACTTATGTATAAAGCAAAAAGTGATTACAAAATATTATACAGACAAAAATGGGAATACTATGGTGGAAAAGCAGATGCAAAGATTTATGAAACTAAACCATTTGACTTGAAAGTATTAAAATCAGATTTATCAGTTTACATAGAATCAGATGAAGAAATCATAACCATAGAAAATAAAATAGTATATCTAGAAACTGTAATTAAATATCTTGATGGTGTTCTTAAATCTATCACATCTAGAGGATGGGATATAAAAAATGCAATACAATGGAAATCGTTTGAAGCTGGAATGATGTAATGATTGAGTTTGATTACAAGTTAGATTATAAAAATTTAAACTTTAAACCAAATGATACAAGATATCGTATTGGTCGTGGTGAACAGGGTGTATTATTAGTTAGACCATATACAGATGATATCTGTTACTATTGGAAGTTTAAAACACCAAATATTGCTGAAAAATCTTCAAGACAAATATATCACATGTATTTACATTATAAAAAAGAAGAGGACTTTGTGGGTATGGATATGTGTCGTAAATTTTTAGAAATGGGGTTTACAAGAGCAAGAAGATATGCCAATCACAGAGATGGTAAAAAGTATGATGAGTTTGGAAATGTAAAACCACAAGAAAAAGATGCTTTAACTTGTGATAAAGCTGAATCTGCAAGAATATTTAAAAAGATGAGAGATAAAGTTACAAGTGATGAAACATATAAAACAATGAGAAAACAATGGCGTGAATTAGAGAAACAACATGTATAATTTTTATGATAATTTTCTAGAGGAACATGTTGCACAACTCATAGACTTTGAAATGAAAGAAGTTAAATGGCAATATGATTATGATAGTAAACCAAATGGAACTCAAAAACATTGGCATGTATTCTGTGGACATAACATAGATGAATGTAATTTAAATGGATATGATTTTATAGAACCTATTTGGAATAATATAAAAAATATAGATTCTACATTAGAATTAGAAAGAGCATATTTAAATGCTCACACTTATGGAATAGAACCACATATACACAGAGATGATGGTGATGTTACTTTAATTTATTATCCTAGATTAGATTGGAAAATAGATTGGGGTGGGGGAACTGCCATCTACAATAATGATGTAACAGAAATAGAAAAACATTTTGTAAATAAAGGAAACAGAATAATTATGTTTGATGCTAACTTACCACATCAAGCACAACCTATTAGTAGATTATGTTTTCAACTAAGAACATGCATAGTGTTCAAAACGAACAGAGTATAGAAATGCAAAATTATTATCGTTGGATAGGACACTACAAAAATATAGTGTCGGATTCCCTTTGCGATAGTATTGTAAATACAGATTTTAATTATACTGAATCAACATATTCAACACATCAAGGATTATCACCAGATAAAAAAAGAGTAGAAATGGATGAGATATGGATTCGTAACAAACAACCATTTTACAATGAACTAAAAGAAAGCGTATCAAATGTAGCTGACTTATATGCAAAAGAAGTTAAAAAATCTGATAGAGATTTTGTCGTTCAAAAGACAACTGATTTTAGACTGAATAAATATGAGAAAGGTGGATACATGAGTTTACATTGTGATAATATACATCATAGTCATGGTCAACAATATGGATATCCACAAGCAACAGTTTTATTATTTTTAAATGATGATTTTAAAGGTGGTGATTTTATTGTGTCAGAACTACATTTAAATATTAAAAAGGGTGATGCTATTATTTTCCCATCAAACTTTATGTTTCCTCATGAAGTTAAAAAAGTTACATCAGGTACACGCTGGAGTATTGTATCATGGTTGATGTAATAAAACACAGTTTATTTCCTACCATAATAAATTCTTTTGAATTTGACATGGATGAGAAAGAATATAATTTAGTTATTAATAAATTAAATAATATAGAAAAATCTAGAGAAGAACTTATTATCCAAACACCAGATAATTTGTTTATTGATATACCAAAATTTGCAAATTCAATTGGTATTATAACTGAAAAAATATGTGAAGATTTAAATTACAAATATGAAAATATTGAAATGACAGGTATGTGGGCAAATAAATTAGTTAAAGGTGAGGTACATCCACCACACACCCATTCAAATAATATTTTTTCTGGCGTGTATTATCTAGAGGGTGGTTCACAAATACAATTTTTTGACCCAAGACCACAGGCAAGTGTTTTTCAAATAGATGTTACAAAGGTAACACAGTCAAATGCTAGTATGTTGGCATTTGATTCTCAAAAAGGTGGTGGTTTAATTTTTCCAAGTTGGTTAACACATTGGGTACCAGTAACAGATAAAACTAGAATTAGTATATCATGGAATATATTATTAAGAGGTGATTATGGACAACCAGGCACATTACAGAATTCACATATCTAAACTGAATGAAGTTTATTTAAAAATAGAATGCGATAACCCTGGTATCTGCTACGAACTAGTACAGTATTTTACTTTTGAAGTACCTGGTCATAAGTTTATGCCCGCATATAGAAATAAAATGTGGGATGGTAAGATAAGATTATTCTCAGATAAGACAGGTAAAATATATGTTGGTCTACTAGATTATATCAAAGAGTTTTGTGACAGAAACGAAATAGGTTATGACATTGATGATGATGTAGATGACACAAAAAATGTTGATAAAAATAATGTAGAAGAGTTTATTAAATCACTAAAACCTAAATCAAAAGGTAAAGATTTAACACTTAGAGATTATCAGAGCGAAGCAATTTGGTACGGTATATCTAAGAATCGAGGTATGTTAATATCACCAACTGCAAGTGGTAAATCACTTATTATCTATGCTTTAATTAGATACTATAATTTATTACTAAAAGGTAAAAAAATATTAATACTAGTGCCTACTACATCATTAGTAGAGCAAATGTATTCAGATTTTATTGACTATGGATGGGATGATAAATACTTACATAGAATATATCAAGGTCATGAAAAGGATACAGATAAACCTGTAATTATTTCAACATGGCAATCACTCTATAAACTAGATAAAAAATACTTTGAAAATTTTGGATGTGTTGTAGGTGATGAGGCTCATTTATTTAAGTCTAAATCATTAACTACAATTATGACCAAACTAATAAACTGTAAGTATCGTTTTGGTATGACAGGAACATTAGATGGTACACAAACACATAGATTAGTTTTAGAGGGATTATTTGGTAAAGTTAAAAAAGTAACAACCACCAAAGAACTAATTGATAAAGATACACTTGCAAGTTTAAAAATTAAGTGTATTGTACTTAAACATAAGGAAGAGGACTGTAAAGCAGTTAAAGACTTAAAATATAGTGAAGAGATACAATACATAGTATCCCACAAGACACGGAATGACTTTATTTCAAGACTTTGTGATAACCTAAGTGGTAATACACTATGTTTATATCAGCTAGTAGAAAAACACGGGCTAGTGTTATATAATTTGATGAAAGACTTTAACAGAAAAGTTTTTTTCATACATGGTGGTGTGGATACAGAAGATAGGGAGAAGATTCGTGCAATCACAGAAAAAGAAACAAATGCAATCATTATCGCGTCGTATGGTACATTCTCTACTGGTATTAATATTAGGAACTTGCATAATGTCGTGTTCGCAAGTCCGTCTAAGTCTAGAATACGAGTGCTCCAATCCATCGGCCGTGGGTTGCGTAAATCAGATAGAGGCGATATACACACAACCCTTTTAGATATTGCTGATGATTTTAGTTATAAAGATAGAAAAAATTTTACATTAAATCACTTTCTAGAAAGAATAAATATTTACAATGAGGAGCAGTTTGAATATCAGATAGACAAAATAAGGATATGAACGAGAATACAACAAAAGTCATAAAACTAGCTAATGGAGAGGACATAGTTTGCACTTGCATGAAAAGTCATAATGTAGATTTAGATTCAAGAGTATTACACATATCTCAACCATTAAAAATGGAGATTAGAAATAAAATCACAAAGACTGGTGTGACTGAGGCTCTCATATTGTCTCGCTGGTTACAACCTTTCACTAGTGATGATAATTTTGATTTAGAAAGGTCTAATATAGTGGCAATAAGTGATGCGTCATACGCTTTAGTTAATTATTATAAATTTATGTTGAATGCTGTAACTAACAAAGAAGGCGAAACTAGTGTAGACCATATTAAACTAAAACCTAGATTTACTGAGGAAGCCACTGAACAAGAAATAGATATGGCAAATGAACAAGTAAAAGAATTATTTAAACAATATGCTGAAAAGATATCATCTACAAATGAAGAAACACCAATAGATGAAGAGGAGATAGAAGTATCAGAGGAAGAGTTAGACAGTTTACCTATATCAGATACTAAACATTAAGCGCTACTCTATAGTATTACCCTGGTGGACACAAAGCTATTATAATGGTCACAACAAATATTGTCAATGCATATTTGCAAAAAAAAGCAAAAATAAATTAATAAAAAGTGTAGATAATTCTTGACATATGTTGTGTAACCAAGTACCATGCTAATATGTCAAAAAAGAAACAAGCACATTATGTAGATAACGCAAAATTTCTTCAAGCTATGAAAGATTGGAAAGACGCTTGTAAGGATGCAGAAGAAATGGGAGAAGAAGTTCCACCTGTAACAAATTATATTGGTGAGTGTTTTTTAAAGATTGCAAATGGTTTATCTTATAGACCTAATTTTATTAATTATACATATCGTTCAGAAATGGTATCAGATGGCATTGAAAACTGTTTACAATACATACATAACTTTGACCCAGAAAAGTCAAAAAATCCTTTTGCATATTTCACACAAATTATATACTATGCATTTTTAAGAAGAATTCAAAAAGAGAAAAAGCAAACTCATATTAAAAACAAAATAATTGAAAAACAAAACTATGAAACTTTTACAACATTAGATAATGATGATACAGTTTATGATGTGAGAGGATTTGACCCTAATATAATGTTACCAGATGAAGATGTTTACAAAACTAAGAAAAAACAAGTGG